GTGGGGTTCAACGTTTTATGCGGGGGAGAATGCCTTCGGGCGGGAAAGACAAAAGGACTAACTCGGGGTTTCGGGATGTGTCGAGCCTTGAAATCTTCCAGGAGGACCTGTGTTTTGAGGTCAGCCTTCTTCTTCAGTACGTCGCACAACTCAACAATGGGGTCTGCAAGCAATAAATCGGTGATTCCCGGAGTGGGATCAATAGATTGGTCATATGAGACGATGACCATGCCTACCACAATTTGGTCAACTGTGGAGCAGACTCCATGGAGGAGTTCACTAGTATCTGTGATGAGCAGGCTAAAGGTTACAACGGAGCGGCCGGTATTGTTCGCTCCTCCACCTTGGATACCCATAAGGTTGATGAAGGAGTTACTGGAACCAGTCCAGCTCAGGGCTACGTTAGTACCTGGGGCTATGGTCATGTCGACGAACATTACACCATAGTAGGAACCTGTGCAGGAAAATTGGAGGTCGAATTCGGCTTTCACACCAACTCCGTCTCCGTTCACTTGGTTTACCACTTGTACACCCATGTTTCCACGGATGTTGGGCGGACTGCCAAATGGCAGAGCGGTGAGAGTGGGAGTGGAGGCGTTGTCGAAACCTGTGATATCAGTCTGAAGACCTACAGGATTGTCCAATTGAGGAGCCGAAAATTCCACGTCATAAATGACAAACAATCTGCCACCCAACTGGGCGACATCGTTATCTTGACTGGCAAGAATAAACTTACCAGGGAAATACGTCTTGGGATCCTGTTGGGCAGGAGGTGTATTTCCGGAGGTGGTATAGTACTTTTTCAGCACATTTAGGGACTCAATTGAAGCTACGGAACAAGACGGAAACCAAGGGGCACTCATAGAGGCGCCTTCATAGGCCATGATTTGGGTGTCAGTCAGGGGCAGATTGTCAGCCACATTGTAATCGTAGGCCATGAATATGTTACCTGTTTGCGTTGTCGCAGTCGCTGGTTCATACAAGAATTCCAGGTAATGGAACCGAAATTCTTCATACAAACGGGCTTCCGCGGACAACCAGGGAAACATCATGGGATTACCGGGGTTGATGGGTTGACTATAGCCGATGGTGAACTCAGCAGATGGCGGTATAGAGGCGATTAACTCCATTCGTCGTCCTGTTCGGTGGGATCTTCTCCCAACATTTGATGGGGTGACAACTGATCCGTTGGCAACTGGTGCTGACATGTTCGAAACTCCTGTTCCACCGATAGGTGAGGCCACGGCGTTAAAACCGGAAGATTTGAAAGGGAGACCCAAGAGAGGGCCCCAGATAGGTAGAGTTTTAATTGCTCCATCTAATATCTTCTTTCCTAAGGATGGTTGGGGTTTGGCGACAGCAGTGTTGTTTCGGGATTGTTTAGGTGTTTTTCCACTTCTAGTTCTCTTCATGAACGAGTGTAAATCTGACTAGGTGGACCAGACCTATAGACTTACGTTTTACGAACCCCCCCCCAAGGCAGCTTACTTACTTACCTTAGACTCCGGCTTCTTCTTCTTGGAAGCCTTGGGGGGTGAACTCTTCGGTTCTTTGTTCTTACCTTTGTTAGGACGCTTGCGGCTGTCCTTAGCGGGTTTGAACTCTTCGGAGTCAGAGGCAGCTTCGGAACCTTTTCTTTTTCTTCGGTTCTTCCGCCTGTTGTTGGCAACGGGAGTATTGGACTTTGGGAGCTCGATGGGGGCAGAGCGCGTGACATCAACCTCATCACCTGCTTGTCCATTCGTCGATTTCTCAACGTGTTCGTAAGACATCAGGAGAGGGGGGGACAAGAGCTGTTCAACATTTTCAACGCCGTCTAACCACTCAAAGAAAGTGTCGACGCCTAGTTCGGGCAACTGGCGGGTCAATAGAGAGTTGAAATCCTCATGGAACTCATTGGGGAATTGGGCATCCAATGAGTTGATCGTAAGATACATCCTCATACCGTAGAGATCAGCTCTTGCGATATCATCAGTGATTTCTTCATCTGTTAAGTCAAAATATTTACAGACAAAGGAACCGATGATGGGTGTGTTTCGATCAGTTAACCAGTAGGAGATACATTTTTCTCTAAGTTTTTGCAACCTAGTTACTCCAGCAAACTTGGTGGTTGTGTGGAACTTGCTCAATTGTCTGCGTATATCACAGCAGGAATTGGGATTTCCTTCCCATACCTCGGAAGTATAAAACCTAGCTAGGAAATTGACTCCTTGTTCACCACGCCTTATTGTGCATGGTTTAACCTCTTGCCCAACGATCTTGCAAGCAGCAATAATGCTCTCATCAGACACGTTGGAGAGTAAGGCGTCATCACCTCCTACAATTTCGGGAGCTTCAAAGGCTTCCCTGGGTTTCATGCCAGATTCTCGACGGGCCACATAGGATGTAAATTTCATCCCTATCGTGTTCATAGCGGAAGTTTCGGGAGAACCGGAACCCCTAGACATGCCTTGTTCGTACTTGACACCGAAGCGGGTTACTCCGATGTTTCCGTACTGGAGGCGATGCAATCTTAAGATTTCGCTATGGTAATCGGCGTGTAGAAACCTTAGCCAGATTTTCTTTTCCAGCAACCGGAGCATGTTGTTAACATGTCCGTCCATGCGGCTCAAATCAGACGTCTGCACAAACATAGATTTAGTACAGATATCAGCAATTCGTTGGGCAACATCAACAGGAGTGCTACCAAAGGCATACCAGGGATATGTTTTCAATAGCTCAGCCAACGTATAAGTATATCTAGAATACTCCGCTTTAACTGGACCTTTGTAGGTTGAGATGTTCCTCGGATCTTTGACTCCATCGTATGTTTCAGCCTTCTGGAAGCTGTTTATGACCTGGGGGGGATTGGGTTCCAAGTTTGCACCTTCAAGGATGCGTTGTTGACTTGGTGTGTTCTGATTTTCGAACACTTTTTCCATATCCACCGGATGTGCTTTGTGCGGTTCCGGTATCAACAATTCGATGAATTCTTCCATATATTGTATGGAGAGATCGGTTATTGGTACAGTGTTCCTTACTTTCTCAATTCTGCCAGCTACACACTGTTGATCGTTTTCCAGTGAGTTGACGGGAGCGAAAGCCCCATGGATTAAGGGACTCATAAAAGGCTCAACCGATGCCTTTGCTTCTGGGTTGTTAAACCCTCCGAAGTCAAAGGTTCTCAAGGCGTATGAGACGGGAAACACATAGAGAGTGGGCTTAGGGCCATTTTCTCTCACGTACTTCAATAACAAAGAGGCAGCATCATCACTTATTCCAGCAACAAACTGCTTGATTTGACTAATTTGGACCTTAACTGACGACACAGACGCAACGTTCATGATGGACTCCATCTTGCTGGTAGGGAAGATGGCCGTTGTTATCCCATCGACATGCGATATTACAGTGCGTGATTCGGTTTCACTGCGAAGTTTGTACACCGCCCAGTCATTCTTGACGGGTTCGAACCTTTTCAGTCTCGGGGCTTCTAACAAGTTTGCCAACATGTTGAAAGGGAAGATCCATGAAGCGCTGGGTACCAGCAGAACAAGCTGGTGGTTTGACCCATAATCTCTTCTTTCAACGTGGTAGAGGGTTGTTTTCCACGGTAAGAACCAAAAGTAGGTTTTGGCGCCAAAAGTGTCAACACCGTAATCCCACAAGGGGTGTTCATATTCAGCTCCTCCGGCAACACGCATGTTAATGCGCTGTTCTCTTGTGAATCGATAGTCGTATTCAACATTAGGACTACCCAAAGGAACAAACGTGTACAAGAGCACAGGTTTGTCCCAACCGTTGAGACACTTAGTCATATCAACGTAGTAGTCGACATCAGTCAGCACAATCATACTATTTTCGTTTGGGCGGCTATTCGAGACTTTATGTGTCGTATCTCGTAGCCAATAGTACAATCGGTGACAGTTGTCGTAGAACGATTGCGAACGGGAGCCCGAATAGAAATACGGGACAGCATTCAGGCTGGTGCAGAAAGCTTTGAAACTGGATTCGGCCCCAGCACGCTCACCGGCACTTTTTGGGTGTGGGTGATTGTGAAAGGTCTTACTACCAGACAATTCAAGCCTCCTAAACTCCGAGCGGACCATTTCACTAGGGAAAGCTAAGGGTCGCTTGGTATAGTCCAAAACTGCCGAGCCAAGGTAACGGCCGGACATCATGAATTCACCTACCTTGCGGGCGGTTTTCTCCAAGATGGGGGGCGCGGTTACGGCGACATGGATGGCAACAAAGCCACCTATGATTCCACAGATTTTCACATGAGTGGAATCCATCGCGACAACAGTTTTGTAAATAGAGCACATTTTTCGGGCAATGGCGAACGGCTGGAGAAGTACTTGCGGTAAATCAAACATCAGCAACGGGGAGAAT